GCTCGCACGTCGCCTGGCCCAGTCGGCGAACCCGCGCATCGCGCCTGCGGTCTCGACCTCGGGCGGCGCTGCTGGCCGCGAAATCTACTACATGCCGATGGGCTCGCTGCAGTTCCGCGATCTCGAAGCGAACATGGACACCGTCTTCCAGAACGCCGACGTGCGCGGGGATGAGAACTTCATCTTTGCCAACGGCGACATTCGGGTGGGCAATGTCGTGTGCTTCGAGGTCCCCGAGATGGACCGCGCAAGCTCCTCGGGCGGCACGCTCCTTACCGACGTCGGGTCGGGCGGCACCACCGAAGTTGAGATCGCGGGCCTGATGGGCGCGCAAGCCATCTGCATGGAGCTCTTCGAGCGCATGCACCCCATCACCGATGACTACGACTACGAAAACCTCCAGGGCGTCGGCGTTGCCGAGACCTTGGCGGTCCAGAAGTCGAACTTCAACGGCTACGACCACGGTCTCGTGACCGTCTACACGTCGGCCGTTGGCGACTAACCCGTAGGGAGATGACCTTGCAGAGCACTGGCACCAGCACGACTCCGATCCTTGATCGCAGCGATGAGAACCGTAAGCGCAAGAACCGCTTGAAGCAGATGAAGCGCGGTCCTGGCGTGTTCGTCTACGAAGGCGGACACAAAACGGTTGACTTCGTTCCCACGATCAAGACTCGGCCGAAGCGCGAGCCCGTGATCGACGAGGACGGCGCCCCCGTCACCGACGAGCAAGGTCGTCTCCAATACCGGACTGTCGGCATCGTTCCCGACCTCGACCATCGCGGGCAGCACCAGATGGGCGGCATCCCGAAGCGCAAGGTTACCGAGCACGAATCATTCTCGATGCCTGGCTGGTCGCCGCTCGTGTTCGAGCTGAGTCAGCCGGTGCGCGTCACAGATCCCGTGTTCGCGCTCAAGCTGCGCTGCCTGGGGTCGCTGCGTGAGCTCGATGACGACGAGATTGCGGCGCTCGATGCCGAGGAGCCAGAGGCGCCCAAGGCCAAGCGCGGACGCAAGGCGAAGGCTGTCGAGTCCGAGGCGAGCGCAGACTAACCGAGGTGGGCAATGGCGAGCATTGCGAAGGACGCACTTGCGGTTCGGGTGCTCGAGCACCTGAATGTGCTTGCCGCAGGCGCGACACCCGCCGATGCCGATCAGACGCTCGTCGAAGAGTACATTGACGCGGCCTGGTCGCGCCTTCGCGCGCTGGGCTACGCACCGTTCCTGCTCGATGAGATCCCAGAGTGGGCGCAGCTGCAGATGTGCGCCATTGTCGCGCATGACGTCGCCCCGAAGTTTGGCGTCACCGGCCAGCGCGAGATCGAGCTACGCAGCGCCGCCGACCGCGCCGAGTTCGATCTCAATCGCCAGGTGAGCGGCAAGAAGCACAAGCGGCGCGTCCGTCAGGAGTATTTCTGATGGGCGATCAGTGGGTCGATCTGCCGCTCGCGATTCAGCAGGGTGGTGGCTTCACGGCATCATGGACGCTTCTCAATATGATGCTGATGAAGCTCCCGCCGGAAGCGCAGCGGCGCTTCTGTGTTATGAGCGTCCCCGCGCTGGCGACAAGCCCAATTACGTCAGGCTCGGGCTCGATGCGCGGCCTGCTTGTGCATGACAGCAAGCTCTGGTTTGTGCGCGGGACCGAGCTTTACTATTCGTCAAACGGGACCACAGCGACGCTTGTGGGCACCGTATCCGGCTCGGCGCGCGTCCGCATGGTCGGGGCTGGCGCTGGTCAGATTGCAGTAGTTGACGGCGCCGGCAATCAATACACGGCGACCACCACGGTGATCACAGCCTTCGCCCTGCCTGCAGGCGTTGCGGCGGACGTCACATACATGGACGGATACATCATCTGTCCGCGCGCCGGCACCGATGAGTGGTACATCAGCGCCCTCGACGGGACGACGTTCGCCGCGCTCGACTTCAGCACCGCTGACGCTATCTCGGACACCCTAGTGGGCGTCATTGCGTGCAATCGCGATCTGCTGCTTGTGGGCCATGTCCACACAGAGATCTGGTACAACGCGGGCGCCTCGCCGTTCCCGTTTCTGCGCGCGTCTCCTGGTGTTATTGAGCGCGGTTGTCTCAGTGTTTACACCATCCAAAAAGCCAACGGTGTGCCGTACCTCGTCGGCGATGATCGGCGCGTCTATCGCATAACGGGATACAGCCCGGAGCCAATATCAACAGAGCCGGTTTCGTCTGTTCTTGGCATTGTGAATTACAGCGGCTTTGCGGGAAGCGTTTACTCATCCAGAGATCAATTGATCTACGCCATTAGGCTCATTGCTGGATCAACGCTTGAGTACAATATCACCACCGGGCTCTGGCACCGCCGCGACGGTAATGAAGGCTTTCGCGTCAACTTCACGCCGGCCGGAACCACGAAGACCTACCATGCAGGCGAAGGGCCGAGCAGCGTAACCGGTGTCTACGCTCTGGACCCATCCACCATCGATTCGACGCTGACGTACTTCATGGGCCTGCCGTGGTTTGACATGGGCGGACGGCGCGTCTTCGAGCACGAAGTGGAGCTGATTCGGCCTCCGATAGGGACCGAAACCGGCACCGTCACCATGAGCACCGATGATGCTGATGACGGCTCACTGCGCGTCACGCACGCGACGCTAGATCTATCTAACTACCGCCTGGCCTGGAATCGCTGCGGATCGTTCCGTCGTCGCGAGCACGGGTTTACCTGGGCGTCTCCTCAATACCCGATCGTGATTGAAGCGGTCCGCGCCCGCATGGACGTGGGTCTATGAACCCGCTGCGCATCTTCAATCAGACGATGGCGGCCCTTACCGGCAAAGCCGACATCTTCAGCCGCGAATTTATCCAGTGGCTGCGCACCCTCGTCGACGCCGTCAATGCAATCGAGACCGAGGTTGACGTCCGTCAGATCGACGCCGACCTCGGCAGCGCCCCGTCCACCTCCGGTTCATTCATCTTCGACGACGCCGACATCGTGACCAGTAGCCTCATCACCATCACGCAAGCGCCTGGCCCGTACCCCACCAAGGGCAGCGACGCCGACGAGGCCGAGATGGATGCGGTTGTGGTGCGCGCCAAAGCAGGCAGCGGCAGAGCGACCGCGTACTGGAACAGCGCGACGCCCGTCATGGGCACGTTTCTCTTCAACTACATGGTGAATTGATGGCGCTGATTACTGGCAGCACGACAAGCGTATCCGCCGACGTAGGAGCGGCATCGGCGAAGGCGCTGCATGTGCAGCCGCGCCCGATCGATGCCGGATCGCTTGGTCATTACGAGATGTCGCTCACGACCGGCACCATCGCGGCGGCGTCTGGGACCGATGTCGAGATCGTCCAGTTTCGCTGGACCCACGCGAGCTACCTCGCGCTCGTTCGCCTGGTCGATGTGCAATACTTCAGCTCGCTCGGCACCGGCTTTACGGCGGGCGTTGCGGACTTCGGCCTCAAGGTCGCGCGCGCATGGACCGCGGACGGCTCGGGCGGCACGACAAGCACACCAACCAGCAACGACACGAAGCTTCGCACCAGCTTTTCGACGAGCAACGTCGGGGCGATCCGCGTCTCGAGCACTGCAGCGCTCACGGCCGGTACCAAGACGCTCGACACGTACTTCATAAGCAAGTGCAAGGCTCAGGTCACCACGGCACAGAACACGCTGTTTCTGCTGACCCCGAACGGCGTCTTGTACCGCCCCGGTCCATTCGAGCAGCCGATCACACTCGCCGCGCAAGAGGGCTTCGTGGTTACCGCAAGCATCCCTGCGACCGGCACATGGGAGGCGCGTGTGCGCGTCGCATGGTCGGAAGTGACGGCCTACTAATGAACGCTATTGCACACAGGGAGGGTCGCTAGATGGCATCGGCAGCAGCGCTTGGCGGGGCGGCTCTCATCGGCGGCGGGTTAGGCCTTGCTGGCGATATCATCCAGTCGAACACGGCCAAACAGGGCCAGCAGATGACTGCGGATGAGATCGCCGCAGCACAGCTTGGCGCCAACAACGCAGCCGGTAGCGCCGAGTCGCGGCTCAATGCCCAGGTGCCCGGTGCGCTCGGGAATCTCGAGACAGGGTATCTGTCCGGTACCGACTACACCACGCAGGGCCTAGGCCAGCAGCGCGCCGACGTATTGCAGAGCGGCGCCCTCGGTGCGGACGCCATTGCTCAGGGGCAAGGCGGCGCGCTCTCCGCGCTCTACTCTGGCGTCGGCAATGCAGGCGACATCCTTGTCAATCGTCAGGACCGCGCTGGCGCGCAGCTCGATCAGCCAGGTGGTCTCTACGGCAACTACCAGGCCGACC